CCTAGAAGTAGAGATGAAAATCATTATAAATACTCGCCCAAGTCCGGTGAAATGTTAATTTTTCCTGATTGGATGATGCACAGGCCAGAAGTTTCAAATAGTAGCCTAGATAATCCTAGATTATCAATAGCAACAAACATAAGCTTTAAGTTTGAATGGCCAAAAGAACTGATATGGTAGGAGATAGTAATGTTAATTAGCACTTATGAGAAAGATGGTCGCAAGAGCGAAATCTATCGTGAGAACAACCAATATTTGGTTAGGCTATATGAAAACGGTATCTTAATGGATGAAAGAGGTATGGCTGGGCATGGTATTCATTATGCTGAGAGCCTGGCTGAGAACTATATAGAAAGAATAGGTAGTTTCAATACTACCAAGCAATTTATAAGAGATTAGTGTTTGCGGGGGTGATGTAGTGGTAGCCTGTCACCTTGCCAAGGTGATCGTTCGGGTTCGATTCCCGATCCCCGCTCCAAACTATGCGGATTTAGTGTAACGATAGCACCGCGGTCTTCCATATCGCAAGACTGGTTTAATTCCAGCATCCGCTCCACACTTACTAGGAATTAAAGAAATGGCATACTGGGGTTATCATCTTCTGTTGGATTGTGCTGAACTGGATCATGCTTGCATCACCAGTGAGAATACCATTTACAATTTCGTCAAGCGCCTTGTTCAAGAGATTGATATGGTTGCATACGGCGAACCACAGATTGTGAATTTCGGTTCTGGTAATAAGGCCGGTTATACTCTTGTGCAGTTGATTGAGACTTCAAATATTGTTGCCCACTTTGTACCTGATGATGGTATGGGCGGTAACGCAATGTATCTTGACGTTTTCTCCTGTAAAGAGTATGATGATCAGGTAGTTATTAGATTGGTAAAGGAGTTTTTTGGTGCGAAGTATGTTCGCCCAAATTATTTGACCAGACAGGCTTGACATGAAGCTCGAAACCAAATATGATGTGGGCCATAAGTTTTGGGTTCCTCGTTGCTATGAAGTATGGGAAAAAGAAGAACTCAGATTTGAAGATGAGGTCTGGTACAGAGATGTTAAAAGATTAAAGTCTTTCGCAAAGTGTAAGCGTATTGTGAAGATAGAAATATCTGTAAACTCTAGAAATAAATCATTGATAATGTATTATGTTATCAATGATAATGAAGATGAAAATCAAATGTCTTCGGTTCATGCTGAAGAATTTATAAATGATTATACAGAAGAACAAGCTTTTGCTGTCGCAAAAGAATATGAAGCGAAGAACGAGACTTATTATGGCCTATGAAGATAATGATCGTAATGTCATGTTGAGTCTAGCATATGCTGACGTTACATGGCTGGTTGAGATTTTAGAAAAGATTGAAGAGGTTGTAGATAACGATCCTTTCATCAGCAAAGAAGCGGCCGAGTCCATCAAGTGGCTCATTAAGCAAGGTTTAAAAGTTAAAAGAGAACAATAAGGGGGTATAGCTCAGTTGGGAGAGCGATTGCTTTGCAAGCAATATGTCGGCGGTTCGATCCCGTCTACCTCCACCATTTTTAGGAATACAGTATGTCACTACAATCTAAAATTTATAGAAAGGTTTTACATTTTTATGAATTGAGTATGATCATAGCATTTCTTCTTTGGATGCCGATCATCGTTCTGACATTCTTAGGATTCTTGATAAGTTTTCAATAAAGAGGATATGATGAGTAATAATATGCTTCAGTTGAATCCGCCTATCCCGCTTGATACACCTAAGGGAAAGGCTCTTGCACACTTTCTGGTTGATTACGGGCCTGAGCATCATTGGCTTTGGGTCTGTTTTCAAGACGACACAGGAGAGTGCTGGACTTGGGAAAACACACAAATTAAAGCGCAGCATAATCAGACGTTTGGTCGTATCTTAAAGCCCCAGTAGCCCAATTGGTAGAGGTGCCGGTCTTAGAAACCGTAGGTTGTCAGTTCGAATCTGACTTGGGGCACCAATTCATAGCCCGTGTAATCCAACTGGTAGAGGTGGCGGCTTCAAACTCCGCATGTTGGGGGTTCGAATCCCTCCATGGGCACCATCATAAATAATCGAGAATACAAATCGGTGTGTTTATGAAAACTATAGCCATCTTTCTAAATCATCCTGAGTGTTCAACGCAATGTTGCACCGGTATGATTAATGCACTATCACCTGGCTATAATATCAAAATCTTCAAAACATCTGATAACATAAAAGAGGTTCTCACAGGCACAGACTGTGTGGCTTTTCCTGGAGGTATTGGTGACTCAGACTCATACTACAAGTTCTTCAAGCGGCGTCATGGTAATGCCATTGCTGATTTCGTATCCGACGGGGGAAAGTACCTTGGTATATGTATGGGACAGTATTGGGCTGGATCCAATTACTTTGATATCCTCGAAGGTATTGATGTCACACAATACATCAAAAGGCCCACCGCAGAAATCAAAAGATCATATGCAACAGTCGCAGAAATAACATATGAAAGTGATTTCTCTAAAGATTATATGTTCTTTTATGATGGTGGAGTGATACTGGATACAGATATTCATGCTACATACCAGGTGCAGGCTAGATATAAGAATGGTAATCCAATGGCCCTGATACAAAATAATGTTGGTATCATAGGTTGCCATCCTGAAAGTGAAATGCTATGGTATGACATGTATCCATACATAAAAGACCACTGGCACCACGGCAGACACCACAAGTGGTTGCTAGAATTTGTAGATAAGTTAATGCTGCCTTAGTGTAATTGTTAAGCACCCGAGGTTGTGGTTCTCGGAGTTCAGGTTAGAACCCTGGAGGCAGTACCAATATGAAAGAGAATGAAAGTGAATAGAAAGTTTGATCTTGATGAAGTGGTTGAATTTATCCGCAATACAACGCCTACCACCTCCATCTATATTGGAGCAGATAGTGAGCGTTACCGCGGTAGGGATGACCAGTGGTATGCTGACTATACAGTTGCCATTGTTGTTCATATGGATTCTTCTAGAGGTTGTCGTGTCTTCGGAAAAGTAGACACAGAGCGTGACTTCGATAAGCGTCATGATCGCCCAGCCTATCGCCTTATGAATGAAGTGTATCGAGCATCTCAGATGTATCTTGACCTATTCGAGGCGATTGGTGACCGTCATGTTGAGGTTCACCTTGACATTAATCCGGACGAGATGCACGGTTCATCTTGTGTTATTCAGCAGGCTACTGGTTACATCCGTGGTATGTGTGGATTTGCACCAAAGGTAAAACCAGAAGCATTTGCGGCCTCATATGCCGCAGACAGATTAAAGGAGATTCTAACTGCATGAATGACTTTATTCTCATTCAAGACGATTTCTTTAGCCAAGAAAGCTGTGATTATATGATAGATGTTTATCATAGATTTAAATCTATGGGTCTAACATTATCTCGTCAAGACCAAGGTGATGCGTCATATCAAAAAGATGATGACCAGCTATATGTAAATGGTATAATGGGAACGGTGCAAGAGTTAGATTTGGATTCTCTCGAACCTTTTGGTTTATTCACTAGAAGATTCTGGGATTATTCATATCCAACTTATACTAAGAAGTATAGTATATTGAATGTCGATGCGGCACATACTATTAGATTGATGAAGGTACAAGAAACGCAAATAGGCGGTGGCTATCATGTGTGGCATCATGAAGATGATAGACCTGAGACTATGCGTAGATTGATGACATTCATTCTTTATCTCAATGATGTTGAAGAAGGTGGTGAAACGGAGTTTCTTTATTATCCTAAGAGAGTGAAACCTAAGGCCGGTCGACTATTGCTATGGCCAGCTGGTTATACTCACACACATAGAGGTAATCCACCTATCAGCAACACAAAATACATTCTTACTGGTTGGGTTGAATATACATAAGGAGAGTGGGCAGGACGGTAATGCAGCGGTTTGCTAAACCGTAGGACCTTCGGGTTCAATTGGTTCGACTCCAATACTCTCCGCCAAAAGGATTCATTATGAAAACGATATATTATGGTACAAAAATATCTCTTAATAATTTAGATTTTCAGCTCAGAGGTTTTGAACCTGAACCTGTGAAA